AGCTCGATCTCCAACCTGGTGGCGAACTCGCCCGCCCAGGCCCCCGCCGTCAGCACATTGAGCCGCAGCAAATCCTCGTACAACTCCCGGTCCCACCGCTCCTCATCCCACCACACCCCGCCGATGTTCGACTTTCCCGGCTCCTCCGGGATCCGGCTCATAATCGCCGCTTCCTGCCGGCGATAATGCCGCGTCAACACCTCGACCCACTTGCGTTCGTGCTGCTCTCGCAGCGCTGGCTGGTGCGTGTCCAGCCCTAACGCCTTTTGCTCCCCGGGCCCCAGCGCCTTCGCCTGGCCACCCACCAGGACGTTCAGCGGCGTCACCAGCACGTTCGCATCCCCACTCAGCGCCGGCAAGTTCAGCCTGGCCCTGGCCTCGTTCGCCGTCATCCAGGGCCGACCCACCGCCGCCTGCAGCGCCGTCACCTGGTCCTCGAATGCCCCGGCCAATTTCTCGGCGATGTTGAACTCGCAGTACACGCCATTCGTGTCGCCCAGCTCCGGTAGCAATTGCAGTTCGATGTCCTGCTCGATCATGGCCAGCCAGGGACCCAGACTGTCCTGGTACAGGTTCTTGTGCTGCTCCCGGATATTGCTGAAAGTCGCGTTATCCAGGATACCAACCATCGGCAGGGGAATGTGATACGCCCTGGCACACTCCTCCCTGGTCAACTTGCGCCCGGCGAGGTACTCGCTCTCCTGTGGATTGAACGACCCTGGCCGCCACGTCATCCCCTCCTCCAGGATCGCCGTCTTGCCGGAATTATCCCCGCCGGCGTACAGCGCCTCAAACTCCCCCTTGAATCGTGCCCGCGCCGTGTCGCTCCACTCCGGCGCTGCCGGCGGTCGCTCGATCACTCCGCCCATCCTGGCCGCATTCTGCCAGAAATGCTCCCGATAGTCCCCCGCAGCGGCCTCCTCCGCCAGCACCCGCCGCAGCGTCTCGAGCGGGGACAATCCCACAATGGGGTTCTCCGCATTGTAGCCGCGAAAGTGCACGATGGCGTCCAGCGGAATCGGGATGATCTTGCCTCCCACAGTCACCTTGTAGCCGGTCGGCACCAGGCCGCCCTCGATCGTCACGTATGGAGGAGGGACCCGCAACAGTCCCAACGTTCCCCCCCCCTCGCGCCGAATCTTGAGCCAGTACGCATTGAAATATACGCCCAGGTCGCCCACCAGCGCCTCGATGAGGCGATAGCGCGTCACCTTGTACTCTGCCGGCAACGGCTTGCCTAATACCGTAGCCAGCGGATGATCCGTCAGCCGCACCCGGTCCGTGTCCGACACGCGCCGGAACACGTGCAGCCCCAACTGCGCGATGTTCCGCGCCAGGAAATCGACGCACGTCCTGACGTTCGGCTGCGTGCGGTAGATCGTGGCATAATCGTAGTTGTACTGGTCGTACATCAGCAACGAGCCGTAGCTCGTCAGCGGCCACCACCCCGACGGCATATCTACCAGCGACGTGACACTTTGCACGACCGGCATCAGCCCACCACCTGGATAAAGTTCACGTTATCTGCCGGAATCACCAATTCCCCGATCATCGGCACAACCTCGCCCTTCCCTCGCAGCATCTCAGCGGACCGGAGCACCAGGTATCCGCGCCGCTTCCGCCACAACACGCCGCGAAACGACTCATCCCGCGCTCGCGTGTTCACGATGATCTGCTGCAGAACCGGATAGCGGTTGAACAGTCTCACGCCGCCTCCGGAGGATGTTTGACTGCCGCGTCCCAATACCATCGGACCGTCTTACCGGTATCTGTGACACGCACCAGGACCTGCCCGAACAGACACCCACACACCGTGTTGAAAATCCCCAGCAGTGTAAGACCGCGCAAGTAGCAGCGCCCGCGCGGCCGCCGCGCATCTTTCACTTGGCTCTTGGCTTGATAACCGCAGAACGGACAAAAGTTCACCCGAGTCTCGTATTCATCGTTGGTTACCCAAAGGCGTCCTTGCTCATCCTCGTAACATCTGATAACAGCCACGCCAAATCCCCGTGTAGGAAAAACATGCTCTTCACGCTCAATGTCGTATCCCGGCTCGCATATATGCTTGTCCGTCACACTGCCTCCAACCCTCGCTCCTCGTATACACTGCGCCGTGGTGACAACACCCTGACGAGCTGCGCGTGGATCCACGCCGCCCTGGCACCACGCTGTCCCCATCCTGTGATCCGCGTTCTCCCCCATGGTGACACCAGACCGTGGCCAGCATCGAGCGCCCGTCACCATCCGCTCCTTATACTGCCTCCAAACCCCGCTCCTCGTACACGCTGCGTTTAGGCGGCTCGTGCCGCATCGTCCGGTCCAGCCCCATCACCAGCGCCACCATGCCGTCGATCTTCTCTATGCTTTTCTCCTTGTCGGGTTTGATATTCCCCGCCGGGTCGGTGCGGACAACCAGGTTGTTCGCCATCCAAGTAAGGACCGGGTGATTACCGTGCGCCAGCCCGTGAATCAGAACCAGCCGTTCCAGTTCGCGCATCGGCGGATTCATACTCACGTACCCTTGCCCGAACTGCACCAGCCAGTCATCCCCGCCGCGCTCTATCAGCTCCGTCTGGATTTTGGTCGCGCCCCACCGGTCGAACGCTACCTCGCGGATGTCGTAGGCCTGCGCGTCCTGGTCAATCTGGTGGAGAATCCAGGCATAGTCGATCACGTTCCCCGGCGTCGCGGTGATGTAGCCCTGTCGGACCCATACGTCATAAGGCACCCGGTCCCGTCTACTGCGCTCGATCATTGCCTCCTCCGGGATCCAGAACCGCGCCAATACCTGGTAAACATCGCCGTCGGCCTGCGGAGGGAATACCAGTATGAACGCCGAAATGTCGATATTGCTGGACAGGTCCAGGCCGCCGTAGCAAGTGCGCCCGCGCAACCCGTCTGCGTCCACCGCCTGGCCACACGCCTGCCAGTGCTCCAGGCTGATCCACTTCGTCTCGACCTGCGTCCACATATCGAGCTCCAGCCGGAGGAAGGCATTCAACGCACTGGGCATCTCCCTGGCCCTGGCCGCCTTGCGCCGCATGTCGTCCAACTTTTTCGACACGCCCAGGTTGGGATTGGCCTTGACCCAGATCTCCTCATTTTCCCAGTCGTCGCCTTCGTCCAGTGTGAAAATGACGCCGAACCATGAGTCGTCCTCGATCACTCCCTCCAGCACCTTCTCAGTGTATTCGTGCTGCTGAAAGCACAACGATTGCCGATCGTAGCCCGCCGTGGTGATCGCGAACATCAGTGGCTGGCGCCGGCTGCCCGTGGCGGTTTCAATCGTGTCCCACACGTCCCTGGACTTGTGAGCGTGCACCTCGTCGACCAGCGCCCCGTGGACATTCAGCCCGTCCATCGTATCGGCATCCGCCCCCAGCGGCTCAAACTTGCTGGCCGTATCCACGATGTGGATGTTATCGCGGAAAATTGTCACCTCGCGCCGGATGGGAGCGCTGGCCTTCGCCATCCTGGTGGCCTCGCTATGGCTCAGCCGTGCCTGGTCCCGCTTCGTCGCCACGGAATAGATCTCCGCGCCCGGTTCCTCATCCGCCAGCATCAAGTACAATCCAACACCAGCCGCGACCGTCGTCTTGCCGTTTTTGCGGCCACACTCCAGATAGGATGTCCTGAACCGCCGTGTCCCATCCTCCCGCTTCCACCCGAACAGCGAAGCAATCACGAACTGCTGCCACGGCTCCAGGTGGAGCGGCCGGCCCGCCCATTCCCCTTTCGAGTGTTTCAGGAGCGAGAAAAACGCCACCGCCTGGCGCGCTGTCTGGTCATCGAAATAGAGCCCGTGCTCCGTGCTGTGTTCTAGGCTGCGCTTTAGGTCGCGCACGTGCCGCTCGCACGCCAGCCGTACCCATTTGCACGCGACCTGCTGTCCGGACAACACATCCACGATATAGCGGCTGGCCGTGAACTCAATCGCCATCATCCACACTCATTTGGAATAACATCTCGGCCAGGGTCGGCTCCTCGTCCGCCACGACCGTTTTCAAGCGCGATCGCTCCGCCGGCGTCAGCCCGAACTCGCTCAGCATCTGCCGCATCTGGCCCCATGCTTTGTTCGCCACGCAGAGCCACGGATTTTGATACAGCCCGCCCGCCTCGGAGACGATCACCGCCCCGGCCTGCTCGACCTTGCGCTCGGCTTCCATCCACCGTGCAGTCACTGCGCAGAACATCGCCAGCGCGTACCGGTCCACCACCGTGAATAGCCCGGCCTCGCGCAAGAGCTTGCCCAGGTCCCGCCAAACTTCTGCTGCAGAATCGCTGAGGAAGACGGGCGCTCGGGGCGTGCGCTCCGGCACAGGGAAGCGCGGCTCAGCCGCGTTCATTGGTCGCTTGCCAGGATTGCCGGCGAGAACCTTTATGGAGGTTGGTTTTGGCTTCCTACCACGCATCCAAACTCGTTTGCACCCTTCGAGGCGCGCACCCCCCCCCCCCCCCTGGCCAATTTCGCGGGCGGGTACGTTGGGT